CTAAGTCCATTGGTTCTGCATCTTTCAACATGTTAACCAAGTGGTAAGAATCTACGTGTGAACTTGCGCTGTACGCTGTATCCCGTAGAAAGATACCATTGTTTAAAACTGGAGTTGCCATTTGTTTTTATTTGTTTTTATTTGTTTACTAATTAAAAACGTTTGAACATATTGTTCTTACGTTGTATTGTTGGTTTTCTTGTTGGTTGTTGTCTTCTTCTATTATTATTATTAGAATCTTGAATAGATGAAGAACTATTTTTTTGTGACTGAGCAGTCTTTAATTGCCTAACTGTTTTTTCTACAGCATTTTTAGATCCTTGATCTTTTATTTTAGTTTTATAACCATCTGGATCAGATAGTAGCCATAAAGCTTCTGCAATTAAATCATGTCTTGGTTCTACAAACTGATATTTTTCAAGTAAATGCCCTAATAAATTAGTAGGTTTACCTGATATAGATGGATAATTAGGTTGAACTAAACCAGAATATAAATGATTTTGAATTTTTTTATCTAGTTTTATTTGACCTAATGTACCTTCTGATAATGTATTATATACATTGTCCATGTATTGAGCGGCAGCTTCTTCTTGTTGAGATTTTTTATGTTCTTGCTCTGCTAGTTTTTGGGCTACTATTTTTTCTTGCATTTTATCCAACTTTGGTTTAAATTGGTTAGCTTTTTTACTTAGTCTTTCAGTATCTGCCCAAGTTTCAATTTCTTCTTCTATTTCTTCACTAGTTCCAAAATTAGTTGCTGTTAAATATTGTCTTGCAATTTCAGCTTGATGATTCTCATCTTCTGGATTTAATTCCATAACTTCTTCAACATGTGAAAGAGTTCTAAATAATCCTTTTAAATCTTGACCACCATCAGCAACATATTTTGCAGCTACTTGAAGTTCAGAAGGAAGTGATTCAAAAAACTCTTTAGGAGTATTTTTTCTTATCGTAGCTTCTCTTTCTTGAAAATTAGCTTCAAACAATTCTCTAAAGTCTTTAGTACTGTATTCTGATAAATCTTTATCATCATCAAATGCAAAAAGAGTTCCTTCTTCAATCATTTTAGAAGCCAACTCTTGCAAACCATTCTTATCAGTTTTACGTCTTCCTGGTTTATTTTCTACAGTTTCTTCTTCTGTAATTGCATCATCTAATTCAGCTAATGCTTCATCTACTAAATCTTTAGTATCTACAGGAGTTTCAACTTTTTCTTGTTTTTCAGTTGTAGTCTCAGTCTTGTCAATGAACGTTGTGTCAAGTTCTTCTTTTTTAGAAAAAATATTTGACTTTTTATCTTCTATTTCTGGTTCAACTTCTTCTGAAGGTAACATTACACTTTCAGCACCTGGTTGACCAAAAATTTCATCTAAATTTACTTCTACTTCCTCTACCGTTGTAGAGTCTTGCACTTGAGTTTCCTCATTTAATTTTTCTGCCATTTGTTAGTTTTTGTTGGTTATTACTTTAATATACTAAAATAAATCTTAAAGATTTAGAATTCTTTACAATTCTTTATTAAAAATTTTGCATTATATAGCTAAATTATTTTTTCTTATTATCTTTAGAAGATTTAAAATCATATTTATTCTTATTTTCTTTAGCAATTTGCAGTTGAGTATTAGCAATATCTCTTTGAGCTTGAATTCTTTGTTCTTCAACATTTATTTTTTGAGAATGCTTTACCATATCATTTGCTTGCCTTTGTCTTTCAACTTGAGTTTGTTGTTGATATTGTTCAGTTTTACGTATATTATTCATTGCATCTTGATAATCGGATTGCTGATTTCTATTTAAATCAACTGTTGACCCATATCCTGCAGCTCTAATTTCAGCAATAAGAATATCTTTTTGTCTATCTTTTTCTTTTTCCATAGCTTGAGAATCAATTTTCATTTTCTCTTGCTGTTGCTGTGCTTGAAGTTGTTGTTCTTGCATTTGCTGCTCTTGTTGCATTTGCATTTGTTGTTGCTGCTGTTGTTTTTGTTCAGAATCTTTCATGGCAGCATTAAGTTCAGCAATAGAATCTGATTGAACAACTTTTCCTAAATCATATATAGAAGCACCAGTAGTATTGTTTTGAAGAGCCATTTGTTTTAACTGTTCTAATATTGATCTATGATTAGCTGTTGTAGATGTAAAAATATTAAGATCTCTCATTAACATATCTATACCATTAATCTCAAAATTAACTTTTTCATCTGCACTTGTAATATATGTTAACCTATTAGAAGGATTTGTGCTATGATAATATTGTGAAAGATCAGTACGCATTTGATGAACTCTTGGCATTAAATAATCACAATGTTGAATAAAATATGTTTCTGTTTGAGCATATGATGCATTAGCAGCTTGTTCTACACCTGTAGCTGTCATTTGAGATAATTGTTGACCCATTCTTTGTGGATTAACACCAATTGTCTCATAAGCTTGTTGTTTAAAATAATTTGCTAATTGAATTCTAGACATCAATCTATTAGTTTGATCTAAATCTAATTTTTGAAAATGTTGAAAGTTTAATGCATTTTCTGTATTTGTAATAGAAGTATCTAAAGGTAACATTCCAAAATCTTTCATTGCAACATAAGCTTTAGATAAATTACCTTTACCCCAATCTTCTCCTAAAGAATGTTGTGGTAATGTATTCTGATCTAACATAATTACAGTACCTAACTCATCAACTAAAATATCTGCAATTTGGTTATTTACCATATTATAACCAATTTGAAAAGGTTTCATTAAATCTACAAGTGCTGTAGATTTAGTATTTCTATCTGAAAATACAGCACCTTCTACAGGAAGTTTACATCCATATAAGTTATTGTCACCTTTAAATTGAAATTTTAATTTACCAGGATTTTTCTTATCAATACCTATATACATAGGTGTAAATCCTGAAGGATTATTCATACCCCAATAGCTTGGGACATTAGGTCCTATTTTAATGCCACCCCAAACTTCATTAATCCAAATCCATTCTATGTGTTCACCAAATACTAAATTATCTTTAGTTTTGTTTTTAAACAATCTATTATCATATATTGGTTTATCTGTAATTTTATAATCTTCTGTAATAACTTCATTTAAAACTTCACCTTCATCTGTAATTTTAGTTAAGTGACCAAGTTTTCTTTGAGACTTCCAATAACATGTTGTCACTCTTAATAAATAAGCACTTCCATCATCTTGATAATCTTCTCCTTGTGAAAGTATTCTATTTACAATATCATCTCCATCTGAAACTGTACTATCACCCATAAAGCTAGTATATTGTCTCATTGCTAAAGAAGGTCTTTGTGTATTCCATTCATGAGATTGAGTTGGATCATAAAAACTTCCATCATTTTGAATTCCTCCAATACTATAACCAGCTGCTCTTATTGGATATATTGCTTCTAAAGCTTCTAATTGCTTTTCAGTCATAAGATATCCATACTTATCAATTACATCTGATGTTGTAAGCATATCTGTTTTACCAACCCAGTTACAATCAGAAATATATCTTGAATCAGGAGATTTATGATAAAAGGTTAATGCTGGATTCCAAAGTTCAACATCATAATCATCTTCCATCATTCTCATATGCCAAAACTCTCTATCAGTAATAAGCATATCTCTAAAAGCTCTTTCTTCTAGTTCTTCTAATCTAAATCTTTCAACGTCTACTTTGTGTTGATGAGTAGCCCATTCTTCAATCATAGATCTGTAACTTTTTTTAAAGTACATTTCTATTTCTGGAAGTGTTTTTAAATTATCTTGACTTAATTGTTGTTGCGCTTCTTCTGATTCTGGATCTAAACCTTGAGCTAGCAAAGCAGACATTGTTTTTACTTTAGCTTGATTTACTAAAACATTTTCTACTTCAACTCTTTTTTGTTCAAGCATTTCATTATAAGAAAATTCATCTACAGCACGATATGAAAGCTTTGTTGATCTTTTTGCAAACTCTGCTACAAGTACATTAACTACATTAGGTATAATAGGATAAAATTTAAGCTCTAATGCAGAACCTTCACTTTGATTATCAGTTAACATACTGACAATATCTCTAGACTCATTATCATCTTCTACTATATAATCAGTTCTATCTATATGCCCTTTAGCTAATTTATAATTTTTTAAAAGTCTTCTTGAATTTCTTCTAAGTTGTTTTAATCCATTCCATTCAAGCCAATCAAGATTCCAAGCTGCCCATTGCTCATCTTTTTTCTTAGATGATAAAAATTGAATAGGTTGTGTAATAGTACCCATTTTATTTTGTTCAACTTTAGCGCCTTTTTTTAACTGGAGTGCATTAAATACTTGCATAGTTATTATTTAATATTTTTAAAAGCAGATCTTTTACGATTACTACCTTTTATTTTTTTATTTTTTCTACCCATATGAGTAAATGGACTACTGTTTAATTTAAACAAATTTTCTGACTTTTGCAACTTTTTAGCTGCGTCATCCCTTATAATCTGCTTAGTATAACCTCTATTAGACTCTTGTATTCTCATAAAAGATACAAGTGCTACAAATGATACTAATCTATCTACGTTAACTCCATCTGCATATTCTTGCATTTCTTTTATTAACATAGGATCAGGAATTCTCTCTATTCCATAAGTTGTTTTAACTACTGTACCATCTTCTTTTGTTTCTTGATCTAACTCTTCTCTAATGTATTCAATAGCATAACTAAGCATGTGAGCCTTAAACATTGTTCCTGTATTCTTCCAACCATATTCTTGGAACACATTCTTATTAGCACCTAAATCTTTTAAAAACATTATTTGACTTTTTGGAACAAGATACTTTTGTTTCTTTCTACTTATCATATAGTTAATAAATAAAGAAATGTTATTCTCAATTACTGTCCAGGCATTGTACCATTCTATTATAAGTTCTAATCTCTGATGCGTTTGTTTTATATCATCAAATCTTCCGCACCATGCTGCTACTATTTTGCTTTGTTCAATGTATGTTTCAGTTTCTGTTCCTGTTACTTTAGTAACTTCTACAGAATTCTTCATTACATAAATAGAACATAATGAATCTGATGTTGTAGTCTTACCTTCTGCAACGGGGTCAATTGAAGCATAATAACTTCCAAAATCTGGTTTTTCTTTATTAGGTCTTTCCCAAACTACAAGACAACCTGTTTTATCTTCTGTTTTTTTATTTACAGGAAACTCTTTTATAGGTTGTCTATTAGTTTTTGTAACTGTAGGTTTACCATTAGCATCTGTAGATATATCTAAAAATTCATAGCCGTATTCCTTTTCCTCTATTCTTCTAGATTGTGCAGAAAGAAGGTGTGTAGGAAATATAGAAACAGATCTATTATCAAAAGCTTCTTTAATATTTCTTGGATGTTGAGATATTCTTAATTGATAATCTTCTGGAGCTAACTCTCTTTTCCAATCATCAAACTGTTGTTGTAAAGCTATTGTAGCTTCTTCTACATTAGAGTTACCATATTGATCTATATGAGGTGGCATAGACCACTGTTCTGGAATAAACAAGCCTGACATACCTTCAGTACCTTTATGATCTATTAAATTAGTTTCTACAGCATAAACATCTTTAGATGTTGGATTAAGAATCATATCTTTGAGTGGATTGCATTGTGATAAATCACCCACTGATCCTGCTGCTATAAATAGTCCTGTAGTAGTCAGTCCTGATCTCATTGCAGGTCTCATATACTCATAGGTCTTATCCATCTTAGGTGCAATCCCAGCCTCCTCATGAAAGAAGTATTTAACTGGACCACCTACCCCATTTGTAGGATCTTTCTCAAATGACATGCCTTGTATAGTTCCTTTGAGACCTACTTCAGTTTTTCTATTACCTTTTCTGACCTCAATCTTTTGCTGCCACATCATTACTTTACTAGGATTCATTGGTCTGTACCATGCAGTATGTTCATTTAAGAATGCTGCATACTCATCTAAGAACTTCCAAGATCCCTTCTCATTAATATAATCTTTAAGGCTGGCTCCTATCTTAAGTGTTACACCTGACTCAAACCATTGTTGATTTATAAGCTTGGCCATATGATAATAAGAAGAAGCTATCTGACGTTTTTTTAATATAGCAACATGTTTATAGTTTAACTCTGCTAGCACTTCATATAGTGCCATATGATATTGAGCATCTCTAATATCAGCAAATCCAAACTTTTGAATCTCTTTATTAAAAATAGGTAAGAAGTTTAACCACATATAGTAGTCTCTTGCTATATACCAAACCTTATCTCCTGATTTGTATATTACACCCTTTCTACATTTTTTCTTTTCACCTTCCCAGTAATTAATAAAATCTCTTGATTTAAATGGCGCTGCACAATAAAAACCTTGAGTATTAAACTTAGTAGCTTCTACATTAAATTCTTTAGATACTTTATCAAATGCATACTGACCAGGTTCTTTAAATAAATCTCTTATATAAATAGCAAAGTCTTCTCTAGTATCAAAGTTTGTAGTAGTCCACTTGCCATTATCCCATGTAGGAATATCTTGATATATTTCTGTATCATTGATCATACCCTAGTCCTATTCCTCCTCTTACATTGCTTTGTTGTTCTTCTTGAAGATCTTTATAAGCTCCTTTAAATGATTCTCTTATTTGTTGATATTTAGCCGCTGCATTTACTAAAGAGTTAATATTACCATCTCTACCATGTTCAATAGGTGTAGTTTGCATGTATCTACCTAATCTATCTAACATAGCTGCAATACCTTTATAAGCTCTAGAGGTAGGTGTTTGATACATTTTTTCACAAAACTTTAATGCTGCCCATACATCATCATCTTCTGTAGAAAATTCACCATCTACTTCTTTCATTATAATTTCTTCTTTTTCATGTTCAGGAGTATGAAAAAATGGATTCATGTCAGGATTAGGACATGTCATATAAAATAAATATTGATAAATTTTTAGATAGTCATCTGGATAATTATCCATTATATCTTTAAGTGACTTTAATGTGTAACAATGTTCTGTTGGAACTACCTTGCCATTTTGTATATCAAATAGTTTTACAATCATTTTTTCTTTAATTTTTTTCTATTATCGTGTAAGTAATGTATTAAAGATATAACTTCATCTTTTAAATAAGGTACTGGTATTTGAACTAAATTTTTTAATACAGGATCTCCTTCTTTTGTATACTTAGTTATAGGATATCCATGTTCATCTTTACTCTCTTCTTCAAATTGAACATGATGAATGTACATTGGTCCAGGTCTTAGTTTTGGATTATGTTTTATTATAATATACATATAAATACTAAGTTGTAAAGCATAATGATTAAAATTACAATCATCTAAATGACTAACTGGAAATTGCATTTTTTGAGAAACACCTTCCCAATCTACATAAGATTGCATTTTAATTTCTTTATTAGTTTTATAATCTATAATAGTTACTTTACCATTTACTACTTCAACTAAATCTGATTGACCACAAATACCAGCAGACTTTAAATAAACCATATGTTCTGGATATACACCAGGATCTAATTTTTGTTTTGGAGC